TTACGATTCCTGAGCGGGTTTCTCGGCCGGCGTGGGCTCGACCCGGGTGACCAGCAGCTGGTCAATCTTGTAGCTGTCGATGTCCACCACTTCGAACTTGTAACCAGCGTATTTGACCGAGTCGGTTCGCTTGGGGATCTTGCGCAGCATGTACATGATGAAGCCGGCGATGGTTTCATAATTCTGGTTTTCCGGGAACTCCTCGATGTCGAAGGCGCGCATCACGTCGGAGATGGGGGTCACCCCGTCCACCAGCCAGGAGTTCTCGTCCCGCTGCACGATCTGCTCTTCCACCACGTGGGTGGCCCACTCGCCCATCACGGTGCTCATCAGATCGTTCATGGTGACGATCCCCACCACCAGGGCGTACTCGTTCATCACCACGGCAAAATCGCCCCTGTGGTTCTTGAAGTACTCCATCGCCTCGTAGAGGTTGAGGGTGTCGGGGATGATGATGACATTCTGCACCAACGAGCCGCTGTTGAGGTCGATGCTCTGGCCGCTGATGACCCGGATCAGCAGCTCCTTGGAGTCGACGAAGCCCTTGATGCTGTCGAGGTTGTGGTCACACACCAGGAACTTGTTGTGGGGATGTTCGGCAATCTTGGCCTTGATGCTCTCCTCGCCCTCTTGCAGGGTGAAGTAGATGAGGCTCTCGCGCGCGGTCATGGCGGAGGTGACGCCGAGGGACTGCAGCTCGAACACGTTCTCGATGAGCTGGTGCTCCTCGCGCTGGATGACGCCCGCTTCGGCACCCGCATCCATCACTGCATAGATATCGTCGGAGGTGATCTCGTCGTTGCGCACCATGGAGATGCGCAGCAGGCGGAACAGGCCGTTGGCCATGCCGTTGAACAGCCATACCAGCGGCATCAGCAGGGTGACGCACAGCAGCATGGGGCGCACCACCACCACGGCGATCCGCTCCGGCATGGTCATGGCGAGGCGCTTGGGCATCAGATCGGCGATCAGGATGAACATGCCGGTGACGAACACGAAGGAGGCTGCCGAGCTGATCTCGCCCAGCCAGGGCCCCTGATAGAACTCGGAGATGAACTCCTTGATGGCCGGGTTCAGGGCAGACTCGCCCAGGATACCGCCCAGGATGGCGACGGTGTTGAGCCCGATCTGCACCACGGTAAAGAAGTTGCCCGGCTGGGCCTGCAGTGCCAGTACCTTTTCGGCATGGCGGTTGCCCTCATCGGCCATCACCTGCAACTTGATCTTGCGGGAGGCGGCGAGGGAGATCTCGGAGAGAGAGAAGAACACGCTGCCGGCGACCAGCAGCATCAGGAAAAATAAACTATCGGCAAAACTCATGATTAACCTATTGCAACAGCCGCCTTAGCACAAGACGGCAAACTGGGTCCGGGGGGCCGGACCGTGAGTCAATCCGGGACTCACACAGGGGGCATATTCTAGCAGAAAAGCGCCAAGCGGGTGGCGATATCTTGCACTGACTGAAAAGGCAACAAAAAAGGCGCTCAAAGCGCCTTTTTATTCATTTCGTCATCAGAGTCACAAACCCGTTAAAACTAAGGTAATACGGCGCTAAGCCTTGATATACCTGACTTACAGCGTAAGGCCCTCAGCTTGGCTAGAGGCTCTGATAAGCTTTCATTCCCACCCATAAACGCTAAGGTGTGGTCAATGATGTGGACACTCCACACCTAACCAGCCCCACCCCTGAGCGGGTTGAACTGCACAGCATCCTGTAAAAAATCAGGCGCGAAATGAGCATAGGTCATTGTCTGTTGGATAGAGGCATGACCCAAGATTCGTTGCAGCACCAAAATGTTCCCCCCATTCGCCATAAAGTGTGTAGCGAAGGTGTGGCGTAGTGCATGCACTGCTTGCCCTTTGGGTAAATCGGGCTTCACTACCTTCAACATCTCCCGCACCCGTAGGTAGTTCGCCCTGGGGAACAACACCCCACGCTTGTTTGCCACCCATTCAGCTTCAACCTCTGCACTGATGGGAACAGTTCGATTTTTACCGTTCTTGGTAGCCACGAACGTCACCCGTCGGTTGACTACATGCTCGGCCCGAACGGAAGAAGCTTCACTCCACCGAGCGCCGGTACTCAGGCATAACACGGCAACGCCTCTATCATCCCCACTTAATCCAGCCAACAATTGCTGAACTTCAGATGGGGAAAGATAACTCATCTCCCTCGGCGCAACCTTCAAAGCCTTTACTTCTCGAACAGGGTTCTCACCACGGTAGAACCCTCCCTCGATGAGGAAATTGAACATACCGCTCAGTTCCACCACCAGGCGGTTGACGCTATTGGGGGTTATGCCTGCTGCTAACATACGCGAACGCAGCAAAGTCAAAGCGTGAGCATTAAGCTGGTTGACCCGCACTTCACCCAAGTATCGATCTGCCCGTAATAAGGTACGGCGTGCGTGGGTCCCCCACTTTTGATACTGCCCTTTATGCGCCCACCAAATTTCGATGAGCTCGGCCAACGTGCGGGCATCTGTGGGCTTGCTCTGCCAGGGCTTGTCATGCTGCGTCGCCAACACATGCCGTTCGAAGGCTACTGCCTCGTGTTTCTTAGAAAACCTCCGCCGGATCCGCTTTCCCTTGCGACCCGTCGGTCTAACGTCCACTTGATATTGACCATCATCGAGCTTCTTAATCGACATAGCGAAGCTCTCCGATACTGCTTGTTGATACGTGCTGGCTCAGGCTGCACGCCTCTATATAGACGAGGAACTGCCTATGTAGGGTTAGCCAGTCTTCTGGTCTGAGGGCGGTAACGCGCTGCTGTCTTGCCCAACGTGTGCGAGAACCGGCGCGATCTGGCCGGCTTCGGGTGAAACTTCATCAAACATGAACCAACTGTGGTACTTCCTGAACCTAGGTTGGCTAAATATCTTCTGGATAGCGGTAAACCCGATCTCCTTTCCTAACGTCTCGTAGCCTGTGAGTGTGCTGTACGGAACGCCTGTCAGCTCAGCGAACTGCTTTCTGTTCATCCTCTCTGACTCTCTGATCAGCTTCAGTTTCTCTGATGTATCTATTGACACAACTTCTCCTCGAAACATAATATCCCGAACGGAACATGAAATCTCATTTGGAATTTCACAGTAAAAGCCCCTGAAAGCTCTCTACAGCCAACAGGGGGTAACCAGAGAGGGTATCAGATATGAGTGATGCAACCAAAACCCCGAACAGCCAGACCGAAGTGCCCGCCAAGTTTGCTGTGGGCCTCACTCCTTCATTGGTTCATACCGATGCAGTAACCGCCGATGCGTTTGCCCATGCCATCGGAAAAACCCGCAAAGCCGTGGTGGAGATGATCAAAGTGGGCAAGTTACCCGGCGTAGAAATGAAAGTTCCAGGAAACCCTAATGCCAAAGGTGACTACTACGTATACCTGCCGGCCTGGAATGCGGGACTGAAATTGGCATTCGAAAGCCGCCCCAAGGAAATCCGGGATGGCTGGCTCGCATGGCTTGGCCTCAGCGTCTGAATGAAATGCATTTATGCCTCTCTCTTGTGGCTCGGTTTCCACAAAACCATAACGACCTTTGGAGGGAAATCAGAGTGTCGAATACCACCAGAAACCTACACCCCCACTACCGCAGTGCCTGCGCCGGTTTCGTGAAGGATCGCAACGTAGAAAAGTTGGCCGCCAGCATGGGTATGTCGGCCCATGTGCTGCGCAACAAGTTCAATCAGCAGCAGAAACACAAGCTGTCGGGTGACGACTTGATCGCGCTTTACCAAGTGACCAAAGACGAAACGCTACTCGATGCCTTGCTGTTTGAGTGTGGCCTGACTGCTGTCGCCATCCCCGATGCCGAGCGGGCGCCATCCCTGACCCACCAGGTGATCCAGCTCAACTCGCAAATAGCGAGCATCGGCCAGCGCACCCTGGAGCTCACGGAACGCGGCCGTATCACCAGCAACGAGCACCGCTCTTTCATGAGCATCGCCGCAGCGGCCATGGGCTCAGTGGCGCTGCTGATCAATGACGTCGAACAGCGATTTCAGGTTGTGTCGCCCCTTGCGGCACTGGCGATGTGAGGAGAAGGAAAGATGAATTTACGAGCGAGTGCAGCCGAGAAGGCGCTGGCAGAAATGCGTGAAGCGCTTTACCACGCCAATTGCAGGGTTGCGAAGTATTGGGGCGAACTTAATCAGCCGCAACGTCGGGCCATCTGCAATGAAGCCGAGTTACCCAGTTCGCTGGCAAGACCTGAATTCCCACTAGGGGAGCGCGACCGCGAGGCCCTTTGTCTGGCCATGCGTCGCCTTGGGTACCAACACCTGTTTCACGGCGCGGTCAGCCTTGAAGAATGGCGCACCGGTTTGATCGCACCACCAGAAGAAAAACCAAAGGTATCAGGACCAGCCGACCGGCTGGCGAAGAGCAAGGGCTTGTTGATGACACTGGTCAACAACCCACAAACCGCAAATTGCGGGCAAGAAAAAACCCCGGTCACTGGTGCCGCAAACACCTAACGGGGCTCTCTATCAACCACTCTAGGAAGGGAAGTCGACATGGCAACTCTAGCAATCCCCTGCGCGCTGCGCAACCGCAAGATCCAGAACAGCCGTATCACAGGGCCATATGCCGCCCGCTACTCGGAAAACGACCTGACGATCCTGAGCCAGCGCGCCAACGCCCTGGTCTGGGCTTCTCTGTTTGGTCACATCAATCGCCTTAATGCCCATCAAGGAGCCTAACCATGACCATGCACACCACCGAAATGCCGTCTATGACTGCCCTCAATGCCAGTACCCGCCAACGTCTGCGCCAGCTGCGCGAATTTCTGGGGATGAGTCGTCCCAAATTCGCAGCACAGCTGGATATCCCACCCACCACCCTCAAGAACTACGAGCTGGGCTATCGCGAGATTGGCGGCGGCCTGCTGCTGCGCATCATCAATACCCCCGGCCTGTCTGATTACGCCGTATGGCTGATGAAAGGCTCTCTGATCATCCCCGAGCAAGTGCGCCCGGCCCATCCCAACTAATCCCACAAGGGGCTGCTTCGGCAGCCCCTGGAGCGATGCACATGGAAGGATTCAAGAGCATTGGCCGGATACCGGCCCAGATACAGGCAAAAGCGGCGGTGGTGCTGGCCTGTCAACGTCCTCGCCGACTGCAATCCGGGTGTGGGGATGTCATTGCGGTGGGCTACCGATACCGCCTGTTTCGGCCCTGTGGGGCCAGCGGTTATCAGCTGATGACCCACGAACGGTACAACAAACTGACCGTAAGAAAGCGTTGAGGAAGTAGGTATGAGTGACGCAATCAAGATAGCCAGCCAGGCCCCCAAGCTTATCGAGGGGCTGCTGGCCGACATGTTCGCCGCCCGGGCTGATGACAATCGGGTGTGCCTGGGCAGCGTATGGTCTGGCCCGCAACACATTCAGATCCAGCTTGTGGCCACAAGCAACGCAGATGCGCTGTTGGATGATGACAGCAGCGATGATGAATACGCAGAAACCGGTGAGCCGGACCAGCCGAAAAGCGGGCTGTGGCTCCACTGGCAGAGCTACCGAGCCGACTACATAGGCGCCTCTAACGCCACCTATGGGACTGATGCTGCTGAGGTGCTCGCCCTTGGGGCGATCCGTTCCATCTACTGGTTGGCACTCGGCCAGGGGGAAACTCCGCTTGCCACTGAAATAGGTGACTGGTGGAAAGAGTGCGCTCCGTTGCACGGACTGGGCGAGGTGATCCGATGACCGAGAACACCCCGGACTTGTCAGCACTGCAAGCGGAAGTAGAGGCCGACATCGCCACCTTGTCCGCCATCGCCAAGGTGAAGCTGGCAACCCTTCGTCAGTACCAACGCCTGCTCCTCACCTTACGAGAGGCCCGTCTACCAGAGCCCAAACACGCCCTGTGCCGCCTGCTGTTCGAATGCAGAGAGGAGCGCCGCGCCCGTATCGAAGCGTTAGACACCGTCGCCCACCAGGAGCGGTATCTTGCCCACCTGCGCTGTGACGAGCCCCTGCCGTTCTAATGTTGCCCCACCCCGATCTGTTCGACGCCAAACCCATATCCCCCAGGCAGCCTGCTGCCTGGAAATTGGCAGCATCCACCAAAGCCATGGCTCGTCGCATCATGGCTTGTCGTCGTGTTTCACTCTGTCCACTCGACGCATCCCGCCTCCCTGCCGCTCGGCGCAGGGAGCTCGCCGGCGGCGATATCAATACCCGGGTCGAGGCCATCAAGAGCTATTTTGTCGGCATCCCTGGCGCCTATGCCCTGGACTGGGCGCTTGACCTGTTGGAGCGGCCGATCCCACGTGAGAACGGCGGGCCGGGGGTGCAACTGCCTGGCGAGCTGATCGCTGAATTGTTCGTGGGTTACTGCGCCCGTCGCGCACCAGACGTGCTCAAAGGCGTGGCAATCTGCTACGACGCCAACCGCTGGCTATCAAGCCGTATCACCACCCTGCGCCAGGTACAGAACGAGATCCCCGAACCGCTCGAAGCACTGCGCACCAAAGAGAGCCGTGAGCGCCTGGCCGTCAACTACGCCGAACGGGTCACCCGGTTGTGTAATGCCATCACCGACTTTGGCGCTGAGCAGGTCCCGCCGCTGCGCTTGTGGTATGCCTGCCGCCAACCGCTGGCCGCCTGGGGCATGCTGCCCCGCCTGCCCAGATTCAGAACAGCTGCAAGCCGTGACGACTTCATCACCCACCACCTTATCCGCTGGCTCGATCCCAAGTGGTGGGGTAGGCGTCTGCGCAAGATCTGGGATCAATACAACGAACATTGCGCCATCCTGCTCGGCAAAGTGCGTAAGGGGGTATCCGCCTACGTGTCCAGTCAGGGCCTGCAGGCCTTTATCGAGCGTCAGCGTATGGCCGCCGCCTGGCTCAAAGACATGGAAGCCTATAACGCCCAGGACGACATCATCATCAGTCTGGAGGATGCGGTAAAAGCCTCCATCGCCAACCCGGAGAACCGCCGCCATGAGCTGATTGTTCGGGCGCGCGGTTTCTCTGATGTGGCTGACGAAATGGGTTATGTGGGTCTGTTCTTCACCTGGACGGCGCCGAGCCGCTTCCACCCCTGGAAGACGGTACGAGCCTCCCAGGCTGGCGGGCCAGACAGCACAGAGGAGAACCCTAAGCACGACGGCTCATCCCCCCGCGACTCGCAACACTACATCAGCGAGCTGTGGAAGCGCTGCCGTGCTGCCCTCGATCGCAACCTGGTCAAGCGGGGGGAGTTCCTAGTGGCCGACCCTATCGACTATTTCGGCTTTCGGGTGGTCGAACCCCACCACGACGGCACGCCCCACTGGCACCTGCTGATCTGGGTCAAACCCGAGCACCAGCACCGGCTGATCGGCATCCTGCAGCGCTATGCCCTGAGTCATGACAAAGGCGACCTAGAACGCAAACGCCACCCGGACAGCAAAAAGCCCTATAGCGACATCACGCCCCGCTTTGACTGGAAGGTAATGGACAAGGAGAAGGGTGGTGCCGTCGGCTACATCGTCAAGTACATCGCCAAGAACATCGACGGGTACCGGGTCGGCGACGAAGGCGACCTGGAAGCCGAGACCGCGGCTACCGAAGGCGCCCGCCGAGTGCGGGCCTGGGCCTCGCTCTGGGGCCTGCGCCAGTTCCAACCCTTGAAAGGGCCGCCGGTCGGTATCTGGCGGGAGCTGCGCCGGCTACCTGGCCGCCTGCAAGAGGCCAAGGGGATCGTCGTGGCCCCGCTGGCCAGCCCCATCATGGAAGAGTGCCGGCGCTATGCCGACGCGGTGGACTGGAAGAACTTCACCCAAGCCATGGGCGGCCCCTGCTGCCGGCGCGATGAACGCCCCTTGAGTATCCACCGCACCGCTTTTGCCGAACCCAATCAGTACGGCGAACCGCAAACCAAGCTTGTGGGCGTGCGGGCCGCTGACGGCCTCATCCAGCAGACCCGTGTGGGGGAATGGGTGCTGCGTAAATGTGGTTCACAGAGTACCACCGAGGCCCAGGGCAGCGGGTTTTGGTCTGTGGGCGAGCGAAGCGAGTTAGTGGGTACCGAGCGAAGCGAAGGGGGTTTCCCCCTTGGAGCTCTGGCAACAACTGTACGTGGCGATCTCGAAGGATCTAAGGAGGATCCGTTGGGCGGTATAAATCTATTCCATTTGGGGCTAGGTGATGAAGAAGTGGCCATGGTCCGGCGCGGCGTGATTGTCAGAGCGGGGGACAGATCAGTTTGCATCCGGGATGGTGAGTTGAAAGTGACCGAACGGCACCCGTTCGAATCACCAAACGAGCCATCACCGTATCAAATTGAAGCCGAAGCCAGACGCCGGGAGGCAAAACGCCAGGCGGAGCTCAAGAATGTGCGTGGCCTGTTGGCCGAGTCAGGAGATCCAGCGGCCTGGCTGGCCAGCATGACGGCCGCCGGCGCCGATGATGCCCTGGCGTTGCTGGAAGCCTTGGGGAATGGAGACGCCGAGGCAGCCCACACCCAGCTTGACCGGCTGCGCGATACCGTCGATCTGCGGACGTGGCCACTGCCACCAGTCAAACGCCGCCATGAGGCGATCAGTAATGCAGAGTTCTTCGGGCTGCCAGCTGATGGCCTGCGCTCCTCTGCACGCAAACCAGATGTGCACCACCTCATTGCCGAGACGACCAGAACACGCTTGGCCAACGTTCGCCCAGAGCATCGCGAGGCGCTGCTCACCCACTTGATGGCAGCAGCCGATGCTCTAGCACCAAACGGCGGCGACACCGTCGCATTTGTCGCTGACAGACTGATTTGAAAAAGGCACAGCTAAAACCCTAGATCGAATGCTACAATTTGCTAACAATATTAAATTCTGATGAGATACTGCGCATTGTATTGAGTAGTGCCGGACGTGATGCAGTACGGTGACAGCCGAAGGCTGAACTGGAGCTCCGGGATGGGGTGCGTAATGAAATTTAATCTCGAAGATGTAGTGCTCGTAATAGTGATCCTGATGGCCAGCGCAATTACAGGTTGGATATTGGGTAACCTATTCGTTCATGTATTGAGAAGTTTTCCACTAACCATCTCAAGTAATCAAGCTCATTCCTGCCAACACCCCCATTATGATAAACTGAATCTTCATCCTGGTCTGCACATGTTCAAGCTCTCCAAACGAAGCTAGGCAACTTAGGCATTAATGTTTGAATCGCTGCTGAGCAAACGCAACAACCCATACATAAAACCCCATTTGAGACTAATCACGATACCTCACTGGTTTCTGCCAAGCGTTTAGTCTGGGATGATTCAGAGATGGTACTGGTATCAGTGATTGTCCCAGCCACAACAACACGATTTCTACCAGTCTGCTTGGCTATCAGTAGAGCAGTATCCGCAGAATGAACAATTTCATCAAACTCTATTGGCCCTTCACCATAAGCAACCCCAAAACTGGCTGTAACAGCAGGCATAGCACCAGACATGCAAGCCAATTCAAGCTGTTCACGAACTCTATTCATGACATCCACAGCAACAGTCACAGATGCTTCAGGTAAAATTACTACGAATTCTTCTCCACCATAGCGTCCGACAATATCCGTATTGCGCACGACATCACTCAATACTCGTGCAAATACCCGCAAAGCGCGATCACCAGCCTCATGGCCAAAGCTGTCATTGAGGAGTTTAAAATGGTCAAGGTCGCAGAATGCTACTGATACAGGCCCTATACGGGATAATAAAGCCCGAGCTTGGTTTTCAAGACTTCGTCGATTAAGCAATCCGGTAAGCCCATCCGTTTCTGCCTGTAACTGTGTTTCTTGCATCGCTCGTAACATCGCGATTCTTGTACTTGCTCGAGAAGAGATCGACTGCAACCGCGAAATAGTTTCGGCATCAAATGGTTTTCCCTGCGCTCCTGCTACATGTAAAACGCCAGCCTGCTTCCCCATACTCGTCATTGGTATACACACCGCAGAGCAAGGACCGTTTGCTCGCCCTCTCAATTTGCGACATGAATCGATCAACTCTGAGTCAGAGAATATCAACGTTGCTCCTCGCCTGAATGCAAGACAATCGCGAGGAGTTTGAGCCATGCATCCTGGTGCGCCAGCGGGTTCCGCAACAGCAACTTGTCGAAAATGCATCTGACTTGAATCAGCCAGTAAAACTTCTCCAGGAGTCACTTTAGTCACCAGAGCCAACGCTTCGCTAACCACAGCAAACGCCTCCTCTTCTGACTCGGTAGAATCTAAAGCTCGATGCAATCTAGCTTCAAAGTCCTGACGCTCAGCTTCTTTAAACAGAGCCAGCTCCCTTCCTTCCGTTATTTTTCTAAATGAAGCACTGATAGTAAAAGCCAACCAAAAAATAAATGGGAATGCTACGAGAGACGTAATCACTACATAATTACGCAAATCATGAGCTGCCATTGATGCCGCAGCGAGGTCTTGATGAATTAGAATACTCCAAGAGTATCCCTTAAAACCAAGAATACCTTTGGAACTTGAATAGCCAACTATCTGGTCTTTTCCAGCCGAATCTTCAGCATTCAATGCAATAAAGCCAGCTGAATGTTGATGTAAACCCACGGTGCCTAACGAACCAACCTTCCGTAGTTTCTGCGGAGCAGAATCATCGTCAGGCATCGGATATAGGATCACACCATCATGTGATAACACCTGTGTAGCAATTCCGGCATTACCAGTATCCAGTAATTGATGTCTGACACTTCGCATTATTTCACCGACAACCCTGTCAAACGAAACCCAGTTAGCCCATATGCGAACGATCTTCCCATCCTCTGCATATATAGGAGCGACAAATAGCAATGTTTGTTCCTTTGATCCTGTCGCCAGTTTTAGTAAGGGGTCATAGGTAGCATCGCGATAATAACTCTGACCATGATTAAGGTAACCACTCATTGCTTGCCGGAACCATTCTGTATCTGCCACCGAAGTTTTTCGCAACCCCATACTATCAATGGAGCGACCATCCCCTGTTGATGTATTGGTTGCGATAATATTTCCTTCAGGATCCGCTATGACCATCAGGTCGTAAAAACCATAAGCTTGAGTGTAAATATCTGCAATTTTACTAACACTGTCAGCGGGGCCTAGTGCTTGTGGATTAAGAGCCATCATTTGCACATCACTGTAACGCTCAAATAGGTTACGATCTATCTTATCTATTGCTTCTCTAGCTTGGGCTGCCAAAAAACTCCCAGCCTTGTCATTCAAACTTTGGCTGCTGCGCTGATATGCTAAAAAACCTACTGATATTAAAGGAACTAACCCAATAAAAAGTAGCGCGATCAATAAATTCCGCGTAAGGCTTTTCACATGCGGGCTATTCTGGTTCATGATGCTATGTGTGGGAGCCAGCTTCAGTTTCATCCTTGACCACCTACCCCATAAAAGTAATTACAGATCATGCTACTAACACACCAGTCAACATAGATGATTAACCTTCTACTGCCAACCTCGCATAGACCATATGGGCACACAAGACTAGTTATCTGTTCATACTTTCTGAAAATTCTGTAGCTAGCAGTAAAGCACAGCGATCCAGATAGTGTTCTCTATCTGGATGTAATCAACCCAGCCCCCCAGAGGGCTAAAACAACGTCCATCTGACTGTTTGGTAAGACTTTTATTTCTGCAGTTGCCATCACCTTATTCCAAAGAGTAGTTGAACTAGGCAGAACATCACCTTCATTCTGAAGGATCCGCACAGCCTTAACGGCATAATCACGATTCCGGACTGAACGTGAGTACCTGCCTTGGTGAATACCCCGGATCAACCCTTCACTACAGAGCCCTAGAAATGCACTTTTTGGGCTACTTTTTATCTGAGCAGAAACATTTGAAAATTGCTTTTTTGCTGCCAGTTCCCAAGCCTTACAAGGTGTGAGAGCTTCATTCTTACACAACTGGGTGGCATTGATCGCCACGAGTCCATAACCCACTCAATTCTCCTTCCCCCTACTAAAGGGTCTCAGAACTCCCTATCGAAATACACAGAAAGTGGTCGCTATATTGCCGCTATGCAGAGCACAGTCGCGTTCTCTATCATTGTCTACACTATTGATCGCGCCATCGAAAAAGGTACTCCAATGAAGCTAGATGATACAAACATATTGCTCCTTGTGGAAGCATATGGACAAGACCAATGGGTAGGCACTGCACAAGAAAAACTTGATGCACCTGCATTGGGACACTATTCCTTCACCACTGAAGATTTTTCATATTGGTATAACCATTTCACAGCATTCTCCCCGCCTCCACTTTTCCCCCCGACCTTGGCAACCTTCAATACAGTCTTGAGCAAATATCCGAACTGTAATCAGATTGGACAAGAGAGCGATTTAGATATCTCGTGGCACTGGCAATTACACCCATAGAATAAATGGTTAAGGTGACGAAACGATGGAGCCCTACCCAGGAAAAGGGGCGCATCATTGCCCCCCTTTTTCATTGTCCCAGGTTGAGTTCCCGCTGCAGGGCCTGCCGCCCCTCTTGGCTAAGCGAGTTGATAAGACTCAACGCCAATTGGCTGGTCGTGCGGCCCGATGGGCTCAGTGGGTGGCTGTATGACACCTGCGACACCCAGCTGTGCCCGCATTCCGCATCTGTGCACTGGCAGTACAGATCGGCGGTATCACGGCTCAGGCGGTGCGTCTTGGTGATACGCCCCAACTCCCCACATTCCCGACAAAATACCCGCATAAATCCCCCCTGATACCGTCGATAAAAAACCGCTCGATTATACCCTAAGCTGGATCTCTATACAGTAACACCGGCCTCCAGCGACCGATTGAAATCCACCTGCAGCCGGCGCGGCAGATTGGCACCATTGATCGCATCCTGGATAAGCTCGCACATCGGGATCGTTTCGTTGCGGGCATAGGTCCGGTCGTACTGCTCGGGGTTACCGAGGCCCCCGCTGCCGTTGGCCGGGATGATGCCGGCAAGGGCAGCCGGGAAGCGATGCGCCGTCAGCACATCCTGAGCTGTGATCGCCTTGATGGCTGCAAATTCGTCCTTGGTCGCGATGTCCCCCACCGGGATCAGCTTGATGCCATCGGGCTTGCCGCCCGGGATATTGACGAACATCGAGCGAAAATTCCCGACCCCCTTGGAGCTTGCGATCATCTCCTTCATTTCCGCTTCCTGGTCATCGTCCATGTTCGGGTCGGTGGCGTAGAAGATGAACCCCATGTGCGCCCCGTTGAGGAAGTATTTGCGCCGGAACATGGTGGCGTCCTGGTTAAGCAAGGCCGACTGCAGGCCCCCCAGGTAGTCGGGCTGGCCATACACCTGCTGCACCGGGTCGTACTGGGCCAGCCAGATGATGTCGGCCGCCAGATAGCGCTTGTAACTGCCGTCGCGCTGCAGCATCAGGAAATTGCCATCCTGACAGCGGCGCAGGTAAAGGCTCGACAGGGGGTAGAGCCCCACCACCTGGCCAAACCCGTTGCGTAGCTTCAGCAGGGCTGCGTCCCCGAACTGCAGCAGATTATGCACAAAGGCGGTGATCACCTCCCGGGGCACGCCCTCGCTGCTGATAAAGCGGCCCGATACCATGTTGCGCCGCGCCATCAGGATGGCGCCATGGTGCGCATTGGCGCGGGCGACCTTGGCCAGCCCCTGCCGGTCGATAGGCGGCAGGTAATACTCGCCCCAGGGGCTGTAGAACACGTCCGTGTAATCGGTCATCCAGGCCGTGGGGTCGATGGGTTCGGCCATGGAAAAACTGACCGAGGGCCGGCTGCCGGTTGTATCGGGGATGGGCCGCTTGGCCCGCTGGTGAAAGCGCTGTTTGCGGCTCATGTTTTCCTCGTTTGCTGATGGCCCAGGTGGATTTGCGGCGGCGCGATGTGTCGAGCGGTTCGTTGTCCACCGCGTGGGCTATGGCAAAGAACACGTCGGCGTGCCCGGTCTCGCTGCTGCGCGAGGCCCTAAACGTCAGCTGGCCGCCGCCGGTGGTGCTGCGCTTGATACTCATGAAGGCCAGCGGGATCTCGATGTCTTCCTGATCCCACTCGATACGGTCTGACTCGACCACATCCACCATCTTGAGTACCAGCCGGGCCTTGCTCTCCACGTTGTAGTTGATCGGGGTAATGGTTGACTTGAACACAGGCTGCAGCAGGTCATAGACCCCGCTGCCCACCCCGGAGACGTCGATCCCCAGATACGTGACCCGGAATTTCTTGGCGATCTTCTCAATCTCGTCCGCCTGGTAGCGAAAGTTCATCCCGCGCCAGAAATGCTTCTCCAGCACCCGGAATTTTTCGCCCGGGAACAGCGGCGGGGCAACCACCACCAGGGTGGCGTTATCGCGGGTCCGGCTCGGGTCATAGCCCAGCCACACCTCGCGCTTGCCGAACGGCTCGGGGTGTCCCGGGGTGTAGTCGCTCCAGTTGCTGATACTGGTCTGGGCTCGCTCCATGTGCTGGAACTTGAACACCGAGGCTTCATCGTCCACAAAGGCGCACATGTAGAGGTGATCGAATACCTCGATGGCGGTCTCTTCGCGCAGCGCCTCGATGTCGATGAGGTTGAAGCCGGTCGATACCGCCTCCTCCAGGGTGAGGATGTAACGCCACACCCGATCCGGGCAGACCCGGCCCCCGTCGCGCAGCTCTGCTTCGGTCGGAAACTCGATAGCCTGGCGGGCCGGATCCTTGCCCTTCCAGTCATCCCCGGTCCACAGCTTGTAGCCGCCGTGGGCCTTGCTGGACGGGGTGGAGAAAAAGGTTTTGCGCCAGTGGGATTGCGAGCCCATGCCGGTGGCCACGTCGGTGACCGCCTTGAAGTTCTTGATCCAGAAGTATTCATCGGCGTAAAAGTTGCCGGTGTAGCCCTGGGCACTGTTGGCGCTGGTTGAGCAGAACACCAGCTGCGCGCCGTTGGAGAGCACAATGGGGTTGCCGCTGAGCTCCACCCCCAGAAACTTGCGGGCAATGTTGATGATGTAGGAGCGGAAGATCTCGGCCTGGGCCCGGGTGGCGGACAGGAACACCTGATTGCCGCCGGTCAAGATGGCGTCTTCCAGCGCTTCGCCGGCGAAATAGTAGGTCATGCCAATCTGGCGGGATTTGAGGATGTTGCGAGTACGCGGGATAGCCGGGTCGTTCTTGACCTCCCGCACGTACAGTTGGTGCGGGAACAGGGAGGCCAGCCACCCTTCGAAGTCTTCGGGGCCCAGGTCATTGACCCAGTTCTTGGTCTTCTTGCCGCCCTTCTTCGGCTTGCTCTCCCCGCGCTGGCGACGCCCTTCACGCTCGCCCACCTCGCCTGTCTCATCTGGCGGGGTGGCCTGCCGGCGAGCCTTGAGGGCCTGCTCGCGCTCGGCCAGCTTGACGGCCTCCGCCTTGAGGGCGACGTGGTGGCTGATAAGCCGGTCCATCTCGGCCAGGTCGGCGTGGTTCTTCTTCGGCTTGGCCGCCAGCGCCTGGTAACGACGGGTGATCGCATCTTCCAGCGCCTCGTCGCTTAATAGCTCCGTCCAGCCGTACTTCTCGGCCCACAGGTACACCACCCGCACGCTGCCAAGGCCGAGTTCCTCCTTGATCTCCCGTGCACTCCAATGGCGCAGATAAAGCCGCTTGGCGGTTTGTCGTACCTCTTCTGTATAGGCCATGAGGCTCCCCAGTCATAAAGCTGGGGCTCATGATACTGAGCCGATCCCGCCCCTCCCGCCGCCTTCATTCGGATGAATTCGGATCGCACCCGCTATCCGAAATCGCCCGAACGCCTCTGAGTGCTCCCCTGCGCTGACCCCGATAACCTGACGCCAATTCGACACCAGGAGGCCGCCGTGCCAACACCGACAGACTCATCACTGCGCACCGGCTGGGTGGCGATTGCCACTGAGGGCCAGTCCGTGGATGGCCGCGAGATTTCGGCCAAGTGGATCACCGACATGGCCGACACCTACGATCCGACTTTCTACTGTGCGCAGCTCTGGCCTGACCATGAGAAATGGGGCGAGAACCTGGGCTACGTGCAAGCCCTCAAGGCCGACAAGGTGGACGGCAAACACACCCTGTTCGCCATCCTCTGCCCCACCCGCGACCTCATTTATCAGAACCAGCGCGGCCAATACAAATTCTGCTCCATCGAGCCGCTGGATAACTTCACCGGTCAGGGCAAAACCTACCTGTTTGCGGTGGGCGTGACGGACATCCCCGCCAGCACCGGCACCACCATGCTCAAGTTTTCCGCCAAGCACCCGTCGCCGACCGTGGGGATCAGCCAGCCGCTGGACTTGTCCGGCTTCTCGCTGCCAACCGACGAGCACAACCACCCCGACCGCGTCTCACTCCTGCACAAGGTGTTCAACTTCCTGGGCGGTCACGGCGCCCCGACCGCGGCGCTCCCAACTGAGTCACCGACCCGCCCCCAACCCGAGGACAGTACCGACATGAACGAAGAACAGATGAACAAACTGGCGGGGATGTTCACCGCGCTGGGCACCCAGATTGAAACCTTTGGTGCCAAGGTCGACGCGCTGACGGCAGACAAGCAACCGGCCGTCACCGAGCCGGCCACCGTAGTCGACCCCGCCCCGGCCGCCGTCACCACTGAGCAGTTTTCGGCCTTCGAACAGACCCTCAAGGGACTGGGCGAACAGCTGACCGGCCTCAACGCCAAGATCGAAAAATTCTCGGTAGAAGCTCCGGACCAGCGCCCCGATGCCCTGGGCGGCAGCGACACCCACCCGACCGTTTGCTGAGGAACCCTCTGTGAGTCAAACCAAAACCCCGCAGGCTGAGAAGTGCCTGAACCACTACAACGCGTTGCTGGCCAAAGCCTTCAACGTACCCGAGAACGCGCTGGCCAAGCAGTTCTCCGTCAGCGCCCCCATGGAAACGGTGCTGCGCAGCGCCATCCTCGAATCCACCGAGTTCCTGAAACTCATCACCTGCCTGGACGTGGATCAGCTGACCGGTCAGGTGGTGCAGGTCGGCGCCAGTGCCCTGCACACCGGCCGCAAGGTTGAGGGGCGTTTTCGTCGCAAGATTGGGGTCGACGGCAACAAGTACAGCCTGACCGAAACCGATTCTTGCGTACGCCTGGACTGGAGCACCCTGTGCACCTGGGCCAACGCCGGCCACGAGGGCCAGTTCGTGCAACTGGTGTCCGACTTCACCAACCAGACCTTTGGCCTCGACATGCTGCGGGTGGGCTTTAACGGTACCCACATCGCCGATGACTCCGATCCGGCCAAATACCCGCTGGGTGAAGACGTCAACAAGGGCTGGCAGCAGCTGGCACGTGAGTGGAACAAGGGCAGCCAAGTGGTGAAAGCCGCCGCCGGCGACAAGATCTATTTCGACCCGGACGGCCACGGCGACTTCAAGACCCTGGATGAAATGGCCTCCGACCTCATCAATGCCACCATCAACCCGCTCTATCGCACCGATCCCCGTCTGGTGGTGCTGGTCGGTACTGACCTGGTGGCCGCGGCCCAGGCCAAGCTCTACAGCGAGGCCACCAAGCCCACCGAGCAGATCGCCGCCCAGCAGTTGGCCAAGTCCATTGCCGGCCGTCCGGCCTACATCCCGCCCTATTTCCCGGCAAACGGGATGTGGGTCACCACTCTGGCCAACTTGCACATCTACACCCAGCGCAACACCCGCAAGCGCAAGGCGGCCGACAACGACGACACCAAGGGCTTTGAAAACCAGTACTGGCGTCAGGAAGGCTATGCCATCGGCGAATATGAAGCCTTTGGCAGCTATGAAGAGGCCGACGTGGTGGTCGGGGCGCGCCCTGCCGCCCCGCCTGCAGGGGCTGACGCGCACAGCGAACCGGAGGCCTAACCATGGCCCTCTCACCTGGCATGCGTCACAAGCAGCAGGTCCTGGCCCAGTTGGGGGCGGCGCAAGCCGCCACCACCGGGCAAGCCACAGGACTTGTGGCCAACAGCTTGCACCTGCAGCTGATTGCCCTGGAACAGGACATGGCGCGGCTCAAGGCGCTGGCCAGGATGAGCGACAAGGTGGCGATGAAGCGGGATGAGTTGTTTCCCAAATATCGCCCCTACGTGGACAAGTACCTGGAACTGGCGGCGCTCGGCACCGTGTACCAGAACGCGCTGTTTCAACGCCTGATCGTGTGGGCGTTTGATATCGGCGATCTGGAAACCGCCATCAGCTGGGCGCTGCTGGCCATCGAGCAGCACCAGCGTACCCCGGGCAACATCAAGCGCGACTGGGCCCATTTCACCGCCGACACCGTGCTGGGCTGGGCCGAGGAGCAAGCGGCGCTGGGCCATGGCGTCGAACCCTGGTTCTCCCGGGTGTTCGACAAGGTGCGGGGTGACTGGCGCCTCAACGAACAGGCCACCGCCAAGTGGTACAAGCTGGCCGGTTGCCTGCTGCTGCGTGACAAGGACGGGGTACCTCGCCCCAGTGCGTTGGCAGACAACGCCACCCTGGAGCAGGCCGACCACTGGCTGGCCTTGGCCGAGAAGACCCACAGCAAGATCGGGGTCGGTACCTTGCGCCACAAGATCGCCATGCGCCTGCGCGCGCTCAACCCGGAATAACGACTCCCACGCCACCGCGCCCCGGCGGGGATGAGCCTGCAGCTGACCGCTCGCACCGCGCTCAATCCCGTGGCCTCAGGGGCGCCCCAATTGATAGGGCAGCACATGATTTCAGGCAAAAGCATCCGCTACAGCGAGCAGACCATCACCAATGACGGCTTTTGGCCTGACGTGGTGTGTGGCGACTTCGAGCGCCGGCGCGCCCTGCCCGCTGACATGGACAGCGACGCCATCAGTGCGGCCCTGCTGGCAGCTATCAGCGAGATCAACCTGCAGTTGATCCGCCACCAGACCACCTTGCAAGCCCAGGGCTACACCAAGGCCGGTCAGGTGCCCGGCCCCCGGCTCGCCGGCGGCAACAACGCGCTGACCGAGACCTACCTGGCCGCCGTGTTTGCCCGGGCCAAAGCCATGCTAATCCCTGAGTTCGCCACCGTCACCGAGCGGGACGCTCGCAAAGACCTGGCCGAGCGCGCCCCCGACCTGCGCGAGCAGCTGCTGGCCGAAAGCCAGCAGTTGGTGCGCAGCATCAAGAACAAGCACCGGGTCGGGGTCTCGATGATATGAGCGAGACCAACGAGGCCCTGCATCCCCAGGGGTATTTCCTGTCAGCCCTGCACCGCGAGATTGAGCGCGTGCTGCCAGCCCGCTGCGCCCGTTCCCTCGACAGCTGGATGGAGGGCGGCACCATCAGCCTGGAACCCAAGGACATGGGGATCACCGGGATGGATCTGGCCTGGCTCAAATACACCGCCGTGTTTTCCCTGGAAAGCCTGCCGTTTCGCGAATGCCGCACCGAGACCCTGCTGGCGGTGATCGCCAGCTGGATACAGGAAAACGACCCTTTCCGCGAACGCTTCGCCCTGCCCGATCCCACCTATGACGTGGTGCCCAATGACGAGCACAGCGCCGACCTGGATCTGGAAGTGAAGTTCGCCGAGCCCCTGCGCATCGTGGAAGACCCGGACGGTGCAGTCCGCTGGCTGGATAAGACCTGGACCGTGGCCCCCTTTGAAGTGTGGGTGGCCGATGAAATCACCCTGTCGGTGGCGGGCAGCGCCCACCCCGTGCACCGCTAACCCCGAGACTTAAGGAGCCCGCGCCATGTGGCCTTACGTGCAGATCAACAACTTGAACCAGATGCAGGGGCCGGTCACCGAGGTCGAACGCCACCTGCTGTTCATCGGCAGCGCCGGCAGCAACACCGGCAAG